TCGAGGAACGTGCTGGCAAGACGGAACTTGAACTTGCTAGGATGCGGCGCGACAAGGCTGCTGAGTCTGCCGCCGCGAAGATCGCGGCATACAAGGTCGAGGGCAAGCTTTGCCCTGCTGCTGAGAAGTTTGCTATGGCGATTCTCATTGATGGCGCGGCTGAGGTTACTTTCAGTGACGGTGGTCATATGCCTGTCGCTGAAGCATTTGTTCAGTTTATGGCTTTCCAGGCTCCGATTGTTCAGACCGTTGGCGGTTCCAAGGCCGACAAGGATGTTGAATTGACGGATACTGATAAGGCTATTTACGCTCAACTTGGCGTTACTGAAGAGGATGTCAAGGCGATTGATGGGGGAGGTGTGTAATGGCTTATGGTGCATCTGCTCAGGCATTTGATACTGAGCGGTCTGAAGGCCAACTTGTTAACTTCAAAATGGGTGCCGAAAAGATTTACAAAGGCACTATGTGTATGGTTAACGCGGCTGGCTTTGTTGTTCAGGTCTCTGATACTGCCACCGGCGATTGTTTTGCTGGTGTTGCTGCTGAGACTGTCGATAATTCTGCTGGTTCTGCCGGTGACAAGGTTATCAATTTGTGGCAGTCTGGCGTTTTCACATTCAAGCACGCGGGGGCGGCTCGAACTGATGTCGGTCTCCCGGCGTTTGCCTCTCTGGGTGTTGCCGATGCTGGCCAGACTGTCAAGTCTTCGACTGAAGGCACTCACGCAATGATGGTTGGTAAGATCGTCGGCGTTTCTGCGGAGTCCTCTGCGACTCGTGTTCGAGTGCGCATCGACGGTTACACCGCTCTCGCTTCTGCTGAGACTGCCGTTATTGGCGGTTGGTCGATTTAACAATCTACCCGAAGGAGGTATGATATTGTGGCTATTGGCGTAGGTGATTTGCCTGTTGGCCCTCGCACAAAGGGACTCAAGGCGTTGTTTATGAAAGCGTATGGCGAAGCTCTTGATAAGGGCATTCGCAATCGCATTTGCTCTGTCATCAAGTCTGATTCTGATTCCGAGGATTATTCTTGGCTTGGTGCAGTGCCGAAAGTTCGTGAGTTCCTTGGTGAAAGACAGGCCAAGGATTTGGCGAACTTCAATTATAACCTTGTCAACAAGACCTGGGAAAACACTCTTGGCGTTAAGCGGTCTGACCTTGAAGATCAGAAGCTTGGAATGATTTCGATTCGTGTAAGGGAACTTGCCGAAGAGGCTGCGCGGTATCAAGACGAGCTTTGTATGACTTTCCTGACCAATTCCCTTGCTTCTGCTGCGGCTCCGTATCTGTGTTATGACGGGCAAGGGTTTTTTGACGCCGATCACCCCGCGCCAAGTATGATTGGTGGTGTCGTTCAGAATAACAAGGATGCGTCGGCTCTTGCTATTGCGACTCTGTGGGCCGCTGTAGCAAAGATGAGAGCATTCCGCGATGACACCGGGCGCATTCTCAATCTGGCTCCTGACCTGCTCCTTGTTGAGCCGTGTCTTGAACAGACTGCCCGAGAATTGCTCGCTGAGGTCACTGGCAGTGCTCAGTCGAAGGCAGTTAGCGAGCTTGGGCTTGAGCTTGAAGTCAGTCCGTATCTCACTTCAACTTCGACCGTTGCAAATGGCAACTGGTTCCTGGCTTGCACAAAGCGTGTGGTCAAGCCGCTGATCTTCCAAGAAAGAACGCCAGTGGAGTTTTCCTCTCTTGAGGGCGAGTCTGATTCTGGTTTCATTCGCGATCAGTATATGTTTGGAACTCGCGCCCGTTACAATGTTGGCGCTGGTGCGTGGTTCACCATCGTCGGCAATTCTGGTGCCGGTTAGTTTCTCCTGCGGTTGGTGGGCGATGGGCCGGGGGCTTCTGGCTCCCGGCTTTTTTTGATGGAGGTGCGTTGTGTCTAATCGTTTTCTTGTTCGTTCTGTTAGTGAAAAAGGTCACTGGCGCGATGGGACGTTTTGGCATCCGACTCCGGTCGAGGTCGAGTCGATTTCAGACGCTTTGCTTCGTGATCCCCGTATTCACATAGAACTCGTTGGCGAGACTGTGCAAGCGGCGATTGACGAGGTTGCGCCCCGTAAAGGTAATAAGAGAGGTGGAAGATAATGCTTGCCAAGGGTGAATTGCTTTGGTATGGGAATCTTTCGTGGGACGTTGACGAAGATTCGATGGAATCTATTGATGTTCCATCGTTGCCCATTGGTGATGAAGAACAGTTTTTGGTCAGTGTTCGCAATGGTTCTGCTGTTGTCGATCTGACTGTTTTTGTTGGTATGCTCACAAAAGCATATCCCGCTTCTAGTTCGCCGCGTGGCAGTGTTGCAATAGTTTATACTGATTCTACAGGTGACACATTTCAGGTTTCGGGCACTCACGGCCTGGTTGTTGGTGATGCCGTGGTGTTCTCTGGTGATGGCGGTGGTGTTACTCCTGGTGATGTTTACTATGTTGTCAGTGTTGACGGCGAAGCATTCCAGGTTTCAACTACTCGCGGCGGTGTCGCATTTGATGTCGATGCCGATTCTGAGACTAACGAGGTTAGTATCGCAGATGAGTTCTTCGAGCTTTCAAACTTTGACGTGTTGAAGTTTGCGGCTGGTTCTTCGATTGCTCCGGTTGCCGGTCTTACATCGAAGGTGTTTACTGGCTTTGGTCATTACGGCGGTCGTTTTTCGGTCGCCAAGTCCGCCGCTACAGCGGCGGCGTTCAATTGTTATATTGAGATAAGGAGGGCTTAAAAATGAAAGCAAATACTTTTAATGCTGTGGTTGCGAAGGGGTCTGTCGTGTTTGAGGCCGGTGTGCGGCCCGTGAAGTCGGTTTTTGTCGATGCCTTGGAAGTAGGTTCTGACGTTGTCGTTTTGGTCAAAAACACTGCTAGCGTTCCATTTGTGAACGTTGGCGTTGGGAATATGGTTGCGTTCGACTCAGTTCCTGAGTTTTGCCCGTTGGTTCCTGGTGATGATTTCATCGTTGCTCCTGCAGCCATTGGGTCTTGTGTCGTTTGCGGCTTCGGCGTCGCCGAGGGTGCTGCTTTGACGTTCGCGTTGTCCGACACTCCTGCGACTGAGTTCGCGGTGTATTACGAGATAAGGAGCATATAATGCTGCCTGCAAAGTTGCCTGCTGTTCTGCCTGCTGTTCTGCCTGCTGTTCTGCCGGACGATAGCGTTCCGGCAGTTATCGAAGGCGATTTGTTGTATCTCATTCCTGTCGATGCTGATAATATAAACTTCGCAATCGGCGACACTGTCACTATGCGTATATACGAAAAATCCAATCCTGCAAATGTTGTGACTGGCACATTTGAGTTCATCGCTGGTGATGATGTGGAAAATGGTGGCGATCTTCTTGTTGGCGACAATTTTGCCGTCACGGTGCAAGATGGTTATTTTCTGTCTGCTTTCCGTATTATGTCGGTCGCAAGGCAGGCATCCTCACCGTTTGACTATTTCTTGGTGTCGCAACCTGATCCTGTTTACGGTGTGTATGTGTATGCTGCTGTTGTTTCCAATGTTATAGGTGATTTTGTCTTTGACCAAATCTCGTTCTCTAGTGCCGCAATTGATCGTTATGAACTTAAATGGTTTGCCGATGGCGATCCTGGTTTTTTTAATGTGTAACCAGTGCGGCGATTGTTGCCGGGTTCTTGTTGTTCCGTTTGTCGATACCCCGCGCCTCCGTGAGTTTCTTGGAGCGCGGGGTATCACGTTCGTCGAGTTCTCCGACCATATTGAAGCAATGATACCTCACACTTGCCCTCATTTGGTTGACAATAAGTGTGATATACACAACGCATTCAAGCCTGCTGCTTGCAAGGACTTCCCCGCGCCCGATCAAGAATGCCTTTACAAGTCACAGGTGTAAGGGCTGCCTGGCTGCGCTATGATGACTCCCTCGCGAGCACGTGTCACGGCAACATACATCAGCCTGTGAATCGACGCCTTGCCTTTTCCCGTCCATTCCTGCATTCCCTCTTGCGACAAGTCAGGGAACACAATAACAACGTCTGCTTCTCCACCCTTGACACTGTGTATTGTTCCGAGAATCACTTGCGGCGGTATCTCTTTTGCATCGAGGAATGCCGGGCCGAGATTGTTTACGATCTTTAGCGGGTAGGTCGCTTTCTTCCGCGCCTCGTCGTTCACGAGGTGATCTTGCCACCACTTGATATCACGGGAATATATGGCGTCGCGGGTTTCCTCTTCAAAGAATTCCATCATATAGTCTGGCGATGTCGTGTCAATGCTGTCGAGCTTCGATTTCATTCCTCGCTTCAAGACTCCGTCGGCCTTGAGCACTGATGCCCACGCCTTGATATCTCCCGGTGCATATGCTCCATCTTTCAGAAAGCATCTTATGCGTTCGGCATATGTTGTGCCGGTCGTGAGCTTCAATGGATTCCAGTCGGCTCTGATGTATCTGTATGGGTTGTGGAATGGCACTCCTGCTTCGATCAGAGCCTTTTTCGTCGGTTCGAGCATAAAGCTACAGGCTCCTATGACCATCACTGACTTCCCGCGAATCATTGCTTTTGTGATGGTCTTTAAGATGTCGTCGCCGTGCCGCCAAGAAAACGGCGCACGTGAGGCGAATCCCGGTTCTGGTCGTGGCATATAATCCTTTTCAACGCGGTCTTTGACGCGGGATATCCAGTTGTAGGCGACTTCCCAGACCGCGAAAGGAACACGGTAACTCTGGTCGAGTATTGAGTCCCTTACTGTCAAGTCACCTGATGCGAACGCTTCAGGTGTAGCACCGGCGAACTGGTAAATGCACTGGTCATCGTCGCCTACCATAACTAGCTTTTCGGCGTCCCTGGTCCATTTCTTCAGCACTGCCATTTGGAGGGCTGTGCAATCCTGGGCTTCATCTACAAAGATGGCTCTTGGCGTCCCCGGCGCATACTCCACGTCATTGAGTGCGATTTCCAGCATGTCGGTATAGTCGATGCCGCCCTCTGAGCTTTTGAATGACTTCCAAGCGTCATAGAAATTGCGTGCACGCTCGGGCCACTGTTCGACTGGTATCATTCGATTCCGAAGAACTGTTGTTAGTGAAAACAATTTATCTCCGTCTGTTGTTCCCTCGCCATATTCCATACCGGAACCTATGTCTTTGCATCCCGGTGTGCTCATCTTGTAGCCTGGGGCGAACTCATTGAATGCGTCGATGTGCTTCTTCTTCTCTTCTAGCACTGGAATACGTCCGATTTGCGAGAAACACGCTTTGTGAAGCGTGCCGATGTTTTCCTCTGGGATGCTGTCTACCCTGGCGGCGATTTCCTGTGCGGCTCCGTTTGTGAAGCTGCATATCATAACGCCGCCGCCACCATACTCATCGGCGGCGGCGGCGCAAGCTTCTTGGATCGAGTGGGTTTTCCCGCACCCTGGAGGGCCGAATATTCTATACTCCTGCATTTGTTTGAACCAATGACCACCCTGACAGTTGAGCCATTTTTCTCAATTTGTGTTCTGCCGTTGCTTTTGTTTGCGATTTTCCTTCTAGATATGTGAAGAAGCCCGAATGCACTTCCTTTTTTATCCTATACCATCGGTATGCGCAAATTACGCAATATTCATTTCCTGCTTCGTCTCTGTATCTAGGCATCTTCGATCAGCTCCTTGACGGCGTTTATGAATGTGGTCGGCGGGTGGTAGTGCATTTGGTGTTTGAGTAGTGCGAGAGTGATTTCTAGTATCTCGCTTTCTCTGATCGTGGCCACCCAGTTCATTTCGTCTGTTTCGTCTATGGTGCCTTCTTCGATTTCGTCATCTTGTCTATCGTCGATGTAGACAACTACCTCTGATGTGTAAATGTGTGGCTCAAGCACGACCGTTTTTACAAAGTCTGATAATCATAGCTCCCCGCGCTCCTGCATCCCTCTCAACACTTTGATGCATCGCGAACAGAACAAATACCCTTCATCCGGGATGCTTTCAAT